ATCTCCAACCTTCCCACGTAACTCTATTAAGAAGGCTATCAACGATACGATCAACAGTTTCTATCCTAAGTTGTGGATCGCTTCTTCTTATACCTTTACCTTTAACGCATCTCAGACTACATACCCACTGCCTGATGACTGCGAAGATGTCTTGTTTATCTCTTGGCAAACTACTGGTTCTAGCCAGGAATGGTTACCAGTTAATCGCTGGCGCTTAGATGGTATGGCAAATGCTGCTACCTTTAACACACAGAATACTATTAACATTTATGAAAACGTACAACCTGGTCGTACTATTCAAGTTTGGTATACCTCAACGCCAAACACTCTTGACGCAAACACAGATGATTTTGCTGACGTTACTGGCCTACCAGATTCTTGTAAGGATGTTGTCGTCCTCGGTGCATCATACAAACTACTGTCTTATCTTGACGCTGGACGAATCAATCTCTCTAGCGCTGAGGCCGATCTAAACGATAGCAAGTTGCCATCATCTGCAGGCGCTGCAGCATCTCGTTATATCTTTGCCCTCTATCAACAACGACTACAAGAAGAAGCGTTGAAGTTGGCAGACAAGTATCCAATCCGTATTCACTACACCCGATAGGTAAGGAAAGCCAATGACTCGTAAGTATTCGTCCATCAGCGTTGAAACGACGCTGGCTTCAGGAATCTCTAACAGCGCAACATCTATGACAGTTGCAACTGGTACAGGTTCTGCCCTAATGGGAGGCGTAACCCTTGGTCCAGCAGTAGGTGGTGTCTACCCAGATATTTTTACAGTAGCACTAGATGTAGATACACAGAACGAAGAAGTAGTTTATATTACGCAAGTATCTAGCGATACTTTTACAATTGTTCGCCAACAAGCAGGTACTTCTGCTATCTCACATACTGGTGGGGCTACAGTCAAGCACGTTCTAACTTCTGATGATCTAACCTTTTATACAACAGGTGTGGCTACAGCAGATGCTGCTATCCCAGATGCGCTAGTAACAGCCAAGGGTGACATCATTGCAGCAAGTGCAAGTGCTACCCCAGATAACCTTGCTGTTGGAACTAACGGACAGGTGCTAACAGCAGATTCGACTCAGACATTGGGTATGAAGTGGGCTACGCCAACAGATGTTGCCCTTTCCTTTAACGCTAAGACTGCTAACTACACACTGATATCTAGCGATGTTAATAAGTTAGTTACTATGAGTGATGCTGGAACGCTGACACTAACAGTGCCTAATGGAGTCTTTACTACAGGCCAACAGATTAACGTACAGCGCCTTGGTGCTGGAGCAGTCCAGATTAGAAGTGATGGAACTAGCGTTATAACTTCTACTGGTGCAACAGCCACAGCCCCAGATTTACGTGCCCAGTACAGCGCCTGCACAATTATCTGCACATCTAGCAACAACTTTACGGTGATCGGAGATCTCTCCTAATGCCTATCCTTGGAATTATTGCTTCACAACTTACTGGAAAATTAAGTAGTTACGAAAGTATTGCCACCACAACTGTAGGCGCAGGTGGTGCATCAAGCATTACTTTCAGTTCCATTCCTTCTGGCTACCAACACTTGCAAATTAGATACACTGCAAGAACAGCCTCAACTAGCAATGCAAACATTAACTTAAACGTTAATGGAGATACAAGTAGTAGTGCCGTTTGGCACGTTCTCTATGGCACTGGCACCAGTGCTGCTGTTTATCAATTTACTTCGGCCTACATAATTGCAGGTCAAACTGCTACTTCAGCAGTTGCTGCAAATACTTTCGGAGTTGGCGTAATTGACATTTTAGATTACAAAAATACTTCAAAAAATAAAACTGTTCGTTCTTTATCGGGTGCCGATAGCAATGGCGCTGGAATAGTTTATTTTTCAAGTGGTCAATGGATAAACACTAACGCTATTACTAGCCTAGCATTTACAACTGGTGATGCTGCTAATTTTTCTCAGTATTCACAATTTGCACTATACGGAATTAAGGGGTAACGCAATGCCAGCAGGTAGCACATACACAAAGATTGCCTCAACCACTCTAGGTTCAGCCTCAGCAAGCGTGACATTATCAAGCATCCCATCCACTTATACTGATTTGGTTTTAGTAATCAATGGCGGTGGTAGTGCAAACATAAATGTTTCAATGCAATTTAACGGTGACACAACAAGTAATTACAGCATAACTGCTATTGCTGGCGATGGTAGTACCGCATCAGGCACGCGCCGTACATCTCAGACTGCTATGCGATTAGATGAAAACTCATATACAGGAACTACACTAGCGGCATCTAATTTAATTGTTTCTATTATGAACTACGCCAACACAACTACTTTCAAGACAGTGATAAGTCGTTCGAATAATGCTGGGGTTGGCACAAGCGCAATTATTGGGTTATGGCGCAAAACACCAGAAGCAATTAACCAAGTAGTAGTTAACGCTATCGGTGGCAACTGGATTACTGGCAGCACATTCAATCTCTACGGCATTGCCGCAGCATAAGGAGAAACTAAATGCCTACATATACATTGATTGCCTCAAACACTGTTGGCGCTGGTGGCGTTGCCAGCGTTACTTTTTCTAGCATCCCTGCTACTTATACTGATTTGCTAATAAAAGTTAGTGCTAGAGGTGAATACGCAGGAGCAATCACCGATTTTGGTATTGCTTTTAACGGTGGCGATAGAATATCTGATACTCAATACAGCCTCATAACTCTTTATACAAACGCCACAACCGCAACAAGTTTTACTAGATCAGCGTTTGGTTACAATCATTTATTTTATATTCCAGGTTCCACCGCAACTGCAAACACTTTTGCCAACGGTGATATTTATATTCCAAACTACACTTCATCAAATCAAAAATCTGTATCAGTTGATGGCGTAAATGAAAATAATGTAGCAAACAATTACAATGCTCTTACCGCTGGATTGCGTACAAATACAGCAGTAATCACATCAATAACTTTAAGTGCATATTTAGACCTTGCCGAATACTCAACCTTTACCCTCTACGGAATATCCAACGCATAAGGAGCAACAAATGTCAGACATCAAAATCGAAGTAAACTGCGAAACAGGCGAAGTTACAGAAACTCCGTTAACAGCAGAAGAAATCGCACAGCGTGAACTAGATGCACAAGCAGCAGCGGCTAAGGCACACGAAGACGAAGTTGCCGCAGCAGAGGCAGCAGAAGCAAAGGCAGCACTGTTAACCAAGTTAGGCATTACTGCAGACGAAGCAAAACTTCTACTAGCGTAAGGATATATCAATGCCTTATGGCGATGACATTACCGAGGGTCTGGTCTATACCCTTTCCAACCCAGCAGGATCTACTAACTATTCAAGCACGGGCGAAGCCTACGATGTAGCAATCGCTGGCTTACCGTTCTTTCTGTTGAACTCTGACGATTCACCATATCGTCGCGTAACAGCGCAGTATCGTAAGCAACAGATTGACCAGAGCCGTGAGCCTGGCGAGCAGACGCTTACTGGTTGGTGGCTACGTAGCCAATCCTCTTTCCATTATGGACAAGGCATCAAGTTCTTTGAGCCTATCCAGGATGAGTCACTTCGCTTCCAGTACACAGAGTCTAAAGGTCTGAACGTATGGACTAAGGGACAAGCAACACTGCTCAAACAATCAGATAGCCAACACGTTACAACAGGTGGCGTCAGAACTGATGGTCGTCCGTGGCAGTTAATGCGCTCTATCCAATGGAAGAAGAATAGCAACCTGTACAACGGCGTGCTACTTACAGACGAGTACGATGTGGATAAAATCTTCCCAGCAATTACAGTATCTATTAACAATAAGGCTCTGACTTCTAACGTAGCAACGTTGACTACTACAGCAGCACACGGCCTATCTACTGGTATGCAGATTACAATTACTGGTGTGGATGCAACGTTTAATGGTGAGTACCGCATCACTGGTATACCAACAACTACTACTTTTACCTATGCAAAGACAGCCAGCAACGTAGCATCTACTGCTGTATCTCCAGTAGGCACAGGCGTTGCCGATGTCATTCACTTCATTGATTACATATCAGGAACTGATTACCCAGTACACGCAATCTGTGATGATGGAGTCTATGCCTACTGGGTTACTAACGTACTTAATTCTGGAACTCCAAGACTAAGAGTATACAAGAAGTTACTATCTGATGATAGTTCTGTATCACCTACTCTAATGATTAGCGATAACGGTATTACTGTAACCAATGCTGTTATGGAATACACCAAAGAACGTATCGTTATGTGCGTCAACGATAAGGTCTATGAGTTCTCAACAAGTGCAACATCATTACCTAGCCCTGTCTATTCACACAATGATCCTGACCACATATTTACTAGCATTACATCTAGCGGTGCTGCTATCTATATCTCAGGTTATAGCGGTATTCAATCCAACATCTACAAGTTTACCTTGTCTACTGCTGGTGCTATGCCTACCCTGACTAGCGCTATCACTGCAGCAGAACTACCAGTAGGCGAGAGAACATTTAAGATTGCCTACTACCTTGGTAATATGGCTATCGGTACCTCTGAAGGTATGCGTATGGCAGATGTTAATTCACTTGATGGTTCTATTACCTACGGTGCTTTGATCTTTGAAACAACTCAACCAGTCTATGACTTTGCTTTCCGTGATAGATATATCTGGGCTGCATCAGGAGTGGACGGTCAAGTAGGTGTGACTCGTGTAGATATGGGTCAACCATTAGGTAACCTTTTGTTCCCTTATGCCTGGGACTTGTATAACCCAGCAGATACGCTAGGTCACTACACAACAACTTGTGCTTTCCTTGGTGATACCAACCGTCTAGCCTTCTGTAATGCTGGCAATGGTTCAGATGGTGCTATCTATATTGAGTCAGCATCTACCTTGCTGGCACAAGGAACTCTTCGTACAGGCTACGTCCGATATAACACACTAGAACTAAAGATCTTTAAGTTGATGCAAGCCCGTGTTGATACTACCAATGGTGGATTGTTTATTGATTCCATTGACTATGCTGATAACTTCTATCGCATCGGCACCTTTGCACAAGAGTCAACAGTTCCAGAAGTTAACATTAACTATCCTCAAGCATCACAAGAATACTTAGGCTTTCAGTTCACACTGGTTCGTTCATCTAGTGATACATCCAAGGGACCACTGTTTACTGGCTACCAGATCAAAGCGTTGCCTGCTATCCCACGTCAGCGATTGATCCAGTATCCACTGTCTTGCTTTGACCACGAGTCAGATCACTTCGGCGTTGAGGTTGGCTACGAAGGTTCTGCTTACCAGCGTATGACTCAACTTGAATCTATTGAAAACGTAGGTGACACCATCAGAGTCGAAGACTTTAGAACTGGTGAATCCTACATTGGATTGATTGAAGAGTTGGACTTTAGAAATGCAACCCCATCAGATAAGCGCTTCTCTGGATACGGCGGAACGCTACTAGTAACTATCAGGACGGTCTAATGCAGGCACAAGACTACGCAACAGTTGCTGTTGCAGTATGCACAATTATTGGTGGTTTTATTGGTGCTGTTAAATGGCTAGTCAAGCACTACCTCAACGAACTCAAACCCAATAGTGGATCAAGCCTAAAAGATTCCGTCATTAGACTGGAAGAAAAAGTAGAAATTCTCTATCAGATGATGATACAAAAGAAATGAGTAACGATGTCTGCGAAGATTGCCAAACGAGCCACACCTGCCGCTATTGCTGTCCTGCGACAAGCAACAGCACACTGTCCGAAGCGGAAGAAAGCATCTGACGGACTGCTACCTAGCGCTGCACACATATCTGCCAGCCCTAATAGCGATCACAATACTGGATACGCAGTAGATCTAACTCACGATAAGTTGGGTGGCATTGATTGCTTTAATTTATTTCAACAACTCAAGGCAGACAAGCGTGTTAAGTATCTTATTTTTCAAGGCAAGATCTGGTCAGCAGATCGTGCTAAAGAAGGAGACCGTGTATACACAGGTAGCAATAAGCACACCAAACATCTTCACATCTCGATCAATCACGGATGTGGAGATGACACTTCCCCTTGGTTCCCTTGGTTGGGTAAACCAAAGGTTGTCAATAAAGTGAAGGCAGCAGTTAAGCCTTTACCTAAGAAGAAAGAACCAACAAGTCCAAAGGAGTAACAATGGATAAGAACAAGTTAAAGGCAATGACAGCAACTTATTTACGTGCTGGAATTGCATCGGTAATTGCCCTCTACCTTGCGGGTGTGACAGATCCAAAGGCTTTAGCATCAGCAGCACTTGCTGCTATTGCAGGTCCACTGCTCAAAGCATTGGATCCTAAGAACGCAGAGTTTGGACGTGGGTCTAAGTAACCCACTAACGCGAGGCAGAAAGAGGCCCTCATTCCTTCGGGGATGGGGGCTTCTTTTTTTATGCCACAAAACTAATTGATACCTGAGTTGCTGTCCCCTGATAGGTGGGTCTTGAGCCTGTGGCAGTTAGCACATAGGGTTCTCAAGTTTGCTGGGTCATTGTTAAAGCGGTCACCGTCTACGTGGTCTACATCTAACTGACTGATGTGTACTGGCTTGAAGCCACAGTCCTCGCAGTAGTCCTTACGGTATGCGTGGTAAGGAGAACGAATCTTCATCTGGTTAATCTTGTATATGGTATTGCATCTGTATCTACCTGTTACTGGCTTAGACTTATCCCGTGTCTTTAACTTAGTGGGGCCACAAACACTGCACATTCCTGTGCGTTCTTCTTCATTGATCTCAGATAGTCTGTGCTTCATCTTTATCTACTGGACAAGGGACAGTTACGATGTTGCCACAGTTAACACAGGTACCATCAAGGAAGTACCAGACCAGTTCGCTATCCTCAAAGGATGCCATTATAGAAAAGACTTGTGAGCCACAAGGACAGACGTGTACTGGACCCAAACCTCTTAGATCTGTACCAAATTTCTCTGGTAGTTTAGACTTAAATTTCGGCAGCCTTGGTAGACGGAACCGCACAGTCAGTACCATACCATCGTGCCCCCTTGGGGCACCCTGTTTTATTCGCCTCACGGCTCATATTGTAGTAACCAGTAAGCGTTGCTAACGCAACGACACGCCGATCTCTAGTATGATTCCAGTATGACAACCATCGCAGCGATAGAAGGAATTGACTACGCAGTTCTAGTAGCAGATTCTCAGATCACAGAAGATAATCTCGTGACGTTAGCAACTAGTACACCTAAGATCGTTGAGGTTGGCAAGTTTCTAGTAGGCATCTCGGGTGATACACGACCAGGAGATATACTTTCGTACAACTGGAAGCCACCGCTTTATCGCGGTGAGGATCCAGCACAATTTATGGGTAGGAAAGTTATACCCAGTATCATCACGGCATTTAATGAAAACAACTATGAATGGAACAAGGTGGACAAAGATGGTGGCTTCGATTATCTCATTGCTTTTAACAGTAACATCTTTCGTGTTGCTTGTGATCTCTCTTTTTTCCAAGCAAATCACGGAACGTACGGCATTGGTAGTGGGGGGCAGTTTGCTCTTGGCTACCTGTCTTCAATTATCAAACCTGATATGGATGTAGAGTACGCCAAACGACACGCCCGTAAAGCCGTAGAGATCGCGTCGGTCCTTGACTCTAATACTGGTAAGCCCATACAGTTAGTAGTCCAGGAAAGGATCTAACTATGGATTTTAATACATACGATTATGTAAAGCCAGAGTTCAAGAATGTAATGGCAACAGGTGAATACGCTGCACACTACTGGTTTGAGCAGGGATGGAAAGCCTGTAGACTTGCTTTCCTATTACACGATCAAGCAGGGAAGGAAGCGGTATGAGTACTGACCCGAAGGAACTATTACTTACTGCACTACGTGCAGGCGATGCAAAGCGTTCACGATCTACACAGGTACAGATTGGTCCATCAGAGTTAGGTGGCTGTCGTCGTAAGGTCTGGTACAGATTAAACGATCAACCTGAAACTAACGAGAACGAGATGAAGTTAGCAGCCATTATGGGTACTGCTATCCACGCAGAAATTGAAAGAGCACTAGCAGATAACCCTGATGTAATGGTTGAAACATCTGTTGAATACAACGGTATGAAGGCACACATTGACTGCTATGTACCAGGTACAGGCGATGTCATTGACTGGAAGACAAGTAAGGTAAAGAACCTTTCGTACTTCCCATCAACACAGCAGCGTTGGCAAGTCCAGACCTACGGGTATCTATTAGCAAAGAATGGTTATGATGTGAAGCGCGTCTCGCTTGTCGCTATTGCACGTGATGGCGATGAGCGAGATGTCAAAGTACATACAGAAGATTATGATGAAACAGTTGCACTGCAAGCATTGAACTGGTTAGCATCAATCAAGACTGCAACAGAGGCACCAGATCCAGAACGAGATGCAAGTTACTGTAAGTTCTATTGTAAGTTCTACGACGCATCAGGTGAGATGGGATGCGTTGGTATAAAAAAAGAACATACGGCAGTCAGTGATCTAATCATTGATGATGCTGATATTGACAGGAACGCACTGTTATATCTACAGTTAGCAGCGCAGATTAAAGAGTTAGAAAAGCACCAAGAATCTCTAAAGACTTCTTTCGAGGGACTACTAGGTACAACACCTAGTGGAATAGAAGTCAGTTGGACAACTGTCAGAGGTCGTGAAAGTATTGACAGTGAAGAGGTAGAGAAACTACTTGGGTTCGTACCTAAGAAGTTTGGTAATGAATCACAACGGTTACAAATCAAACAAACTGGAGGAAAGTAAATGGCTGCAAACGAGAACACAAAGTTCCAACTTAATTACAAGTTAAATGATGGAACGCTTATCAATCTATATGCAACAGATGTAAAGGATTTAGAGGCAGGTCTTGCTGATCTTGGAATGTTAGCAACACTGATTCGTACAACAGGCAATGACTTGCACGGTGGTACACCAACACCAGCAGCAGCACCAACAGTTGCATCAGTTGCAGAATCTTTTAACGCAACACCAGTTGCAGCACCTGCACCAGTAGTAACAGAAGGACAGGCACCAACCTGTAAGCACGGCAATATGGCATTTCGTAATGGAGTATCAGCACGTGGACCTTGGAAAGCCTGGATGTGCTCTGCACAAAAGGGTGCTCTAGATAAGTGCGACCCTATCTTCCTTCGATAATAGGATGCGGGAACCTCGTGAGTACGAGAACCCGTTATGTGCACAGGTAGGTGGAGACTTCTGGTTCCCTGAAAAAGAAAAGGGATTAGTAAGTCCAGCAGATGTTCAATTTGCGAAAGCAATTTGTAAGACTTGTATTCATAGAACCGAATGCGCTGAGTGGGGAATCCGCAAAGAGCAGCACGGTATATGGGGTGGGCTTGCACCACGTGAACGTCGCGTGATGAGAAGACATCGCAAGATAAATCTTGGAGGGGATGAGGAAGTTGCTTAATCTAAAGAGGGCATTGGGCACCAGCACTATTAAGGCTGTGCCGTTGCCTGATGTATGGACTGGCTTGGCTAGTGAGTCCATCAAATTTAGACGAGGGCAGGTATGTATGGTTGCTGCAGCCCCTAATGCTGGTAAGAGTATGTTCTCTCTTGTCTATGCAATCAAGGCAAAGGTACCAACACTTTTCTTTTCCGCAGATACTGATACTGCTACGGTGCTAATGCGATCTGCAGCGCAGATCTCAGGGCACACACAGTTAACAGTTGAATCCAATATGGATTACAAACCTGACTACTACGCTGAACATCTCAACAAGATGTCGCACATACAATGGGTCTTTGATTCAAGTCCATCATTAGATGACATTGAATTAGAAATCAAAGCCTACGTTGAACTGTATGGGATAGCACCTGAGTTAATTATCATTGATAACTTAATGAATGTTGCAGCCGAGACAGACAATGAATGGGCTGGGCTACGTGCAATTATGATGGAGTTGCACGATATGGCACGCAAGACAGAGGCTTGTGTCTTAGTACTTCATCACGTATCAGAGCAGAGTGAGTACGGTTCACCAATGATGCCACCACCACGTCGTGCTATACACGGCAAGGTCAGTCAGTTACCAGCGTTGATCTTAACGCTTGGCTACGAGCCGAACCAAGGTGGAGGAGTGTTGCGTGTGGCTGCGGTGAAGAATCGCTTCGGTCCACACACAGCAGATGCCTCGAAATGGGCTACACTATTTGTTAACTTTGCGTCGTGTCAGATAGGAGATCAAGATGCACAAGGCAGAGCATACTTGCGAGCCTAATGGCTAATAAGAACGGAAGAAAAGGTTCTCAGTTTGAGACAGATGTAATGAAATGGTTACGCAGTAAAAGCGTAATGGCAGAACGTCTGACTAAGGCTGGGGCAAAGGATGAGGGAGATATGGTTGTTATCATATCTGGAGAAACCTACATCCTTGAACTCAAGAACAGGCAGACCCTTTCCCTGCCTGAATTCTGGAGAGAAGCGCAAGTTGAGGCGCTTAACTATGCAAAGGCAAGAGGTATCGGGGAAGTACCTATGTCTTACGTTGTAGTTAAGCGTCGCAACGCATCAATAGATCAGGCTTGGGTAATCCAAGACTTAACTCAATGGCTAAAGGAGAAACAATGACACCAGTACCAGAAGGAAATATAACAACGACAGAGATCCTAGTACCAGAAGTTGTACAAGAAGTTGTACAAGTATTAGAAGTGGTTGAAGATTCAACTACTTTAGAAGAGGCAAGTGATAGTACGCCTGAGTAGGGATGAAGTAAGAGTTTGTACGATGCTCGCTACAGAGCGTTGGCTTGCTAAGTATGGTTCTGTAGACAGACCAAACTATGCAGATGGTAAGAAGAACGGCTACCTAGAGCACGAACTTCTTGCCAATGTCCGAGCCAACGTCTCTGAGTGGGCAGTTGCATCTCTTACTGACTCATCTTGGAATGTACCTTGGTACCCCAATGAACTGCATCCTCGTCGGGCTAAGTTGCCTGACGTGGGTGTGAACTTTGAGGTACGCACAGTACGCACACGTGATTCGATTCCATTCTGGAGTAAGGATAACGGCAAGATACTGGTAGGCACAAAGATTCTTGATGAGGATTACTACTCGCAGGTTGAGGTGTATGGTTGGTCTAACCCTGAAGAGTATGCAACAGCGCAGTACAGAGATGAGACCATCGGTGGATGGCGTGTACCAGTAACAGAACTGAAGGAGTTCAAATGATTTGTGGTAAATGTATGAACGCAGGTGTAGAAAATGCAGCGGGTCATTACAAACGTGCGGCTAAGTATCACGATAACTGCAACGACAAGGGGTGTGTATGTCAGCACAAGACTGGTCCAGGGTACGTAAAGCGGGCGGATTCAAAGGTCCCGTTGATGCAAACACAATCCCCATAGCAGCAATTGTTCTCCATTATGGAGGAGAAGTAAGAGAAGGTAGAAGCGCATCTGTTAGATGTTGCATCCACCCAGACAAAAGACGTAGCGCTGTCATCAATACTTACGACAACCTATTCTTTTGTCACACCTGTGGAAAGGGTGGCAACGCAGTAAATGTTGTCAGTATCATAGAGAACTTGGAGTTTAAGGATGCACTCAAACGAGCAATCGAAATCGTTGCTGGAAGCGGTCACACATTACAGCAAAAGCCTGGACGAAAAGGCGCTGGAGTATCTCGAAGGACGTGGGATCTCTGAAGAGATTGCGCTACAGTATTCATTGGGTCTAGTCACTGACCCTATCAATGGGCACGAGAACCATACTGGTTGGCTATCCATCCCATACCTGACTGCACTTGGTATGTGCGTCGGCGTTAAGTTTCGTAGGCTAGATGATGGCAAGCCTAAGTACGGTGCACCCACAGGACAGAAGGGCCACCTGTTTAATGTTGCTGATGTAACTATTGATTCGCATAGGATCGTTGTATGTGAAGGTGAGTTAGATGCAGTAGTTGTATCAGGTTTGATTGGGATACCTGCTGTTGGGGTACCAGGAGTGCAGGCTTGGAAGCCACACTTTGTTAAGTTATTTACTGGTTACGATACAGTTTATATTGTAGGAGATAACGACATCAAGGATGATGGCACTAACCCAGGAGCAGAGTTCTCCCGTCGTGTGTCACAAGAGGTAATGAACTCACGTATAGTATCGTTGCCTGCATCAATGGACATCAATGACTTCTACCTTACACACGGTAAGGATGAGGCGTTGAAATTATTTGGAGGCGTGTGATGAACGAAGACGTAGACCTCAAGCACGTGAAGTTTGTTGCTGATATGTGGGAAGTATTAGATACAGCGGGCAACCTGCTTATCAAGAAGCATAAGGACTACGGTCCGACTAACATTAGCCTGTCCCCTGGTGGGCCACTGAACGGTTTGCGTGTGCGTATGCACGACAAGACAGCACGTATCAACCACTTGATTGACACTGGTGCAACGCCAGAGAATGAATCGTTGCGTGATTCCTTTATTGATCTACTTAATTACAGCGCCATTGCACTGATGGTAATAGATGGTAACTGGCCTCGTGACTGAGCAAGAGATACGCGAACAGTTGGCGTTGGAGTTGGAAAGACAAGCGACCTACGCAATAATAAGTAACGAGTATAACTTTAACGATACCGCTATTAGAGCCAAGACTTATCATCACGCTGCTCAGATTGTTAGAGGTGCATCTAATGACTGAGCCGCATCC